TCATATGATGTTGGAATAGATACTTCTATCATAGTTATAGTATTAGATGTTCGCCGCTATTTGAATTACTGGTCTACCTTCTTCACCAGTTAGTTCTTGTCTTTCTATATATCCTCTATGTTTTCCTTTTGTCTTGAGATAGAAAAGAACCGCCGCCACATTTGGTGGTTCTTTGATGACTACTATATCACCTTTGTTAGTCACTACTTGCTTGTCTACACCACGAATCAGTTCAAATAGTTTTTGTTCTGCAAAGTCAAGACACATTTCTTGTATTTGTCTGATTTCATATGCATAGTCTTCATCTTCTTTCATCCACTTATGATGTCTTCTTGCATCTATCTTGACTATCTTCAATGCCTGTGTCAGTATACCAAGACTAACTTCCATTGCCGAAATCATAGACTTCTTTTGTTCTATGGTATCCAGTTCAAATTTGGTTGGTATTTTTTCTATCTTGTTTTCCATATCAATGATATAGTTCTGATATTATTTTCTAACTTTTTCTATCAATCCATTGGTGTTGACATATAGCAATTCTTTGCTTTGAATCTGGGAATTCTTTATTCATTGATTCATCTGTCATACATCTTGCAATGAAGTCATTCTTGTCTTCTGCTTTTGTCGGTATTGGTATTGGCATCTTTTTCTTTTTTGTTGTTTTCTATCTTGTATTCTAAAATTTCAAGAACACTATCTACTACTGCATATATCACTAACAATATCAGTAGAATGAATGTTCCACTAACTAATGTGCCTATCATTCGTTTTCATATTTGTCTACCATTTGCCGCATATCTGCTATGGTTTGTTTGATGCATTGTGGACATAGTGGTACATTCTTTTTGATTCCTGTGATTCTCTTATACCACTTGTTCATTTGTAGAATGTGTTGACTTGTGAATGTTCCCAAATTTGGTACTGATGATAGAAATGATTTCAGTTCTTCTAATTCTTCTGGTGTACAATCACCAAATCCCCATTTGTCTACTGGACATTTCTGATGTACCAATGGTATCTTCAATGATAGAACACAACCACATAGTCTTAATTTCTTTCTATAGTATGTGATATTCAATTCTTCTTCAAGTTCTTTCCTTTGCTCTGGTGTTACTTTATTACCAATGATTAATGTACCACAACTATTTGTTTTTGGTTTGTAGAATTTACAAGACTTGCAGATAGACCATCTTCTATCTTGAATCTGTTTTGATAGTATTAGACTTTGCATATTTTCTCATTTTCTTTATTGCGGATTCTACCATTTTGTACAATCTGTCTACTGGTATTCCTGTATGTTCACTTGTATGTGTGTAGTCAAAATCTTTGAATGCATACAATCGTAGTATAACACTATCAATTGGTGACATCATCTGTATCAATGCATCCAGTTGTTCATTGTCAAGTCTACTGCCAAACCACACATCATTTGATTTCATAGAATAGACATCTGTATCATCAGACCATTTATTCTTGAATCTTTCATATTTGATAGAATAGGATGATGATGAATTGAATGCAGTTCTATATAGTGCTTTGTTCACATACCAGAATAGTTTTTTTTGACAAGCAAGTTCTTCCAGTTTTGGTCTTTGGTTTTCTAACAATTTCACCAATACTTCTTGCAACAAATCTTCACCAGCAATATTGTTTTTCTTTAGACCAATTGCAAATTTCTTCCATTGGTTGAAATGTTGTGAAATCTCTATGTCCAAACAATTCTGATGTAGCAAAATGTAGTCATATGTTTGCAAAACTATTGTCATACCTATGAACTTTGAACGATTACTTTTAGACAAGTTTGGAACAAAAGAACTTGCCGCAAGAAAACTTGGTATCAGTAGATGGACTTTATATCGTTACATAGACAATCCAAGTAAAATACAATTGCATCACCTAAAGAAATTATCTGAACTAACAAATACTTCTATATGCGAGTATCTATAACTAACATAGTAAAATACATTGATGAAAGTCAACTACACCCATTTACTGAAGACATCATTCCACACCTTCAATCAGAAAGTAGGAATGAACTTCTGGAATATCTGAAAAGATTTGAATTGTATTCTGACAAGAATCTGATAGACACAGATATGAAACGAATTTGTAGTGTTGTATCTGGTGTGACTGGTATAGTGAATATATTATCTACTACCAGCAGAATGCAGAAAGAAGTATTGTCAAGACATCTTGTGATGTATATATGTTGTTGTGAATATGTGAAAAGTCAGATGATGACATATAAAGAAATTGGCAATCTATTCTATAACCATTTTCATCATAGTGTTGTTATATATAGTGTTGAATCTATGCGCGGCAGATATCAAATAGATTCTTTATTCAGAAAAAAAATAATGATACCGATTTCAGAACAAATTCCATCTGTCCAAAATGACTTGTCGAATATCAAAATACTTGGATAGAAAACTATCTGATAGTGACTTGTTGCAAAAACATACTATCATTCAAGACATACATCATTCAAGACTTGAAAGGTATATGTCATATACAGGACTAAACATCCAACAAGCAACATTCAAACTGATAGATATGCATAGAAAAGGAATGAACATTGCAAGTCATATATCTGAAGTCATCAATGATAGTCACAGAGATTATTGCGAATGTCTATTTCAACTTGGTGAATACAAAGATTTCATCAGATGATTCAATTTCTTCCAAAACAACTGGATGCACTCAAGTATCTTGTCAAGGATAGTCCTTGTGAACTGGTTCTTTTTGGTGGTGCGGCTGGTGGTTCAAAATCTTTTCTCGGATGTGCTTGGCAAATACAAAGAAGATTGAAGTATGATGGTAGTCGCGGACTAATTGGTAGAAGTAAACTTGACACACTAAAGAAAACTACCTTGAAAACCTTTTTTGAATGTGCCAGTCTCTATGGTTTAAGAGCCAATGTAGAATATACATTCAATGCACAATCTAATATTATCACATTTGCCAACAAGTCTGAAATCATCTTGAAAGACTTGTTCCAGTATCCATCAGATAGTTCGTTTGATTCATTGGGAAGTTTAGAAATCACAGATTTCTTTGTAGACGAATGTTCACAAGTAAGCAAAAAAGCAATTGATATATTGCGTTCAAGAGTAAGATTCAAACTGGTAGAATACAATCTAATTCCAAAAGGTATTTTGACTTGCAATCCATCCAAGAACTGGTTGTACAATGAATTCTATGCACCATACAAGAATGGATGTCTACCAAGTACATATGCATTTGTTCAAGCAACTGCCAGAGACAATCCACATCTACCACCATCATATCTTGAAACACTTGCAAGACTTCCAGAAATAGATAGAAAAAGACTGCTGGAAGGTGATTGGGACTATGATGAAACCATTGACTATCTATTTCACAGAGATGATTTGTTGCGATGCTTTAGAGATGAACCAGCATCTGGTGATATGTACATCACTTGTGATGTCGCAAGACTTGGAAAAGATAGAACTATGATAGGTCTATGGAAAGGTCTGCAACTATTAGACCTTTTTGAATTTAGAAAAAATAGAATCAATGACATTGTAGATACTATCCGACAGATGATGATTTCACATAGTGTTAGATTGTCTAACATAATAGCAGATGAAGATGGTGTTGGTGGTGGTGTAGTAGATATGTTGAAATGTCGCGGATTCTTGAATGGAAGTAAAGCAAAGAAGTCTGATAAGTATATGAACAACAAGTCAGAATGCTACTTCAAACTTGCTGAAATGATAGAACAAAACAAGATAGTTCTACCAATGAAGTTTCGTGATAACATAATCAAAGAACTGGATATGATTAGAAGAAAGAATCCAGATGCAGATACAAGACTATCAGTCACAAGCAAAGATGAAATACAAAGACTCTATGGCATCAGTCCAGATATGGCAGATTGTATTATGATGCGGATGTATTTTGAACTGAATCCAAACTATGGAAAGTATTCATACATCTAAAAAAGAAAGTCCAGTCTTTTGAACTGGACTTCCAAACAATTAAACACACACAATACTATTCATCACCTTCCCCTATAGGATAGTGTACCATCTTTGAATACTGCAACTTTTGTCTAATGTTTTCTACTTCTTTTTCAATTTCATCCAGTCTATTCAAAAAGTTTGGCATTGAATCCAGATATCTTTTGAATCTTTCATTCTCTCTTTTTTCCTGTAGTCTGACTTGTTCATTGACATCTGATACATACTGCCATTCGCTTTGAACTATTAGACATCCACTTTTTTCTGTGATTACTTCTTCACCTACCACATCTATCACACCTTCATCTGCTAACACAGATACTGCGGATGTGACAGATGAATATTTCATCTGAAGACCTTGTTGAATTTCAGATATAATTGCGTTTGGATGCTCTTTGATATACTTCAAAACCTTTGCAATGTTGCTTTTGAAGTTACCAGTTTCAATCTGGTATTCCCAAGTTCTAATTTTTGCATTTGTCATAATGTTGTCTATTAAGCAATTCGCCAAATTCGTATACCATTCTCATTTCTTCTGGTCTGAAACTTCATATTAAGTCTTTTACCAGCCATAGTAGATACTGCTGAAAGTTTTCTTTGCAGTTCATTCAATGCTTTGTTTTTCAATTCTGGTAGTGTTACTTCTGTACCAATTTCGACAAAGAAAGAATGTCCAACTTCCATTGCTCTGAATGGGTATGATGGTCTCTTTCCTTTTGATGGTGGAATTGTTACACCATTTTCAACTGATTTGATTTCGTTTTCTTGTAGCATATGTTATAGATTAGATTTCAAGTGATAGTAAATGTCAGCACCATATTCAAGTGTTGTGACATTTGTATTTGCAAATGTATATTCTTTTTCTACTATGTATATCATTCAGTCCAGTCTATTTTGTGAACATCAATGTTAGCCAAGATAGTTGCAGATATAATCTGTTGTTGCTCTGGTGTAGCATCATCTACAGAGACACTATGTTTGACATCACCATTTGTGGACTTTAGAACTTGGAACTTCCAGTTCATTCTATCACTACCAGCAACTGCCATAGTGATTGTACCATCAAAGTATTCTATCTTCTTGGATGGTTTCTTGTTGATTTGAATCATAGGTTTTTTATTTTGTTGTTATAGATTTCTATCAATTGTTTCAATTCTTGTTTTGTGTATACCTTCTGTGCGTTCCTTTTGTCTTCTAATTCGTTTACTACTTTTTCACCATACCTTCTTACAAGACCTATTCTATAGTTTACCAAGTTACCCGACAGATGTCGGTTGCAGTAGACACATTGACTATTCACATTGATTTCTGAAAATCTGTGTGCTGGATGTCCAGCATATGTAAGATAGTGACCAGCATCATATTTGTCATCTAATCTTTTAGCACAGGATATACATCCCTTGTCTTTGTCTCGCAATCTGATGAACTTATTGAATACTGATTTCATCTGATTCAGATAGTATCTGGTAGTCTTGTGTTTTTCAATGATGTCTTTTTTCCATTTCTTGTGCTGAAGTTGTTGTTGTTTTCTGCTGAATGCTATCACACAAGATGGATTGGTGCAAGTCTGCTGAAGTGAACTATATACTGGTGTGAACTTGGTCTTGCAGATTTTACAAGTCTTCATTTGAAAATAGCAAGTATCAATGTCACAAATAGAAAACATACCAATATGATAGAAATGTAGTACCAGATATTGGTTTCTTTTTCCATTTTCGTTTTCATTGTATTGTATTGATTATTTTTTTCAAGTAGACTGCAAGGTCTAACGCTTCTTCATATGCGTGTTGCAACCATTCCTTTTGACTCAAATCTAATCTGTCCATAGTTGTTCCATACTTATTCAATCCACGTTCTTCTCTGACTTTCAGTTCAGCAATAACTATCTGAAGTATTGTACTTGGTGTTTTCATTGTGCATCTTTTTTAATTCTTGAATAATAGTTTCCATACATAGCACTTCTGCTATGCTTTACTCTTTCGATAAAGTTTTCTACCACTTTTTGTTCATCTTGACTTTCGTCTACATATATCCAGCAATTCAAGACTGGAATGAATACTTGTTTTTGTGCCATACTAAATTGTTTTTTTGTTAGAAAAATTCGTTTTGATTTTGTTGTTCAGATACAAACTGCATATTGGTTTTGTTGAAATAGATTGGTACTATTCCTGTAGCACCATTTCTTTGTTTAGCAACTATGTATTCTGCCATACCAGATGTACTACCACCTTCAGCAGTTCTTTCTATACCATAGTATTCTGGTCTGAAAAGGAATGAAACAATATCTGCATCTTGTTCAAGACTACCAGATTCGCGCAAGTCTGAAAGCATTGGTCTTTTGTCACTTCTACTTTCAAGACTTCTGGATAGTTGTGATAGAACAATCATAGGTATATCACATTCCTTTGCTATCACCTTCAATTGTCTACTGATAGCGGATAGTTCTTGCTCTCTGGACAGACCAGTTTTTCCTTTGCTAAATGTCAGTAGTTGTACATAGTCCACAAATACCACTTTCACCATTTGCTTTTGCACAAGTCTTTTGATTTTGCTTGTCAAATCTGATATAGTTATTCCAGCAGTATCATCTATGTAGATAGGTAGTGTGTTCAACTTTTCTGATGCAATAGTGAAATCTTTGTATTCATCACCAGTCAACTTGTACTTCATCAATTTTTCTGCTGAAATTTTAGAAAGCATAGAATTCAATCTATAGACCAATTGAACTGATGACATTTCAAGTGAAAAGAATGCAACTGGTATATTTTGTAGCGCAATATTCAGACAAGTTGTAAGAGCAAATGCAGTCTTCCCCATAGATGGTCTTGCCGCCAAATACAACAAGTCACTATTCTGATGCCCACCAAGAATACTATCTACACTTTTGATTCCAGTTGAATATCCAGAAATGTCTACTGATTGTTTCATTCGATGATGAACACTATCATATCCTTCTTTCACAGGAATACTAATGTGTTTTGTATCTTTCTTGTATCCATTAGACATCACCTTTGACATTGATTCAGCAAATGAATCATAGATACTATGTGCCGATTCAGTATCACACATACCAACTATCTTGACTGCAAGTTCTTTGAATTGTCGAACCATATACAAGTCATTCAAAATGAATACCCATTGCTCTATGTTAGAAGTATTGCTGA